CTGGCAGCACTCCAAATGCCTTCCAATAGCTGGCACGCGCCTCTGGGCCAATGTGGCCCATTTGGCGGTTCATGCCTTTGGCAAGGCGGGCAAACCCACTCTCTAGCTGCGGTGCAGCAGAGATAGTGGGGGCACCGCAGTTCAGGGCCGCGTAAAACTGCTCCTGCACGGGCACACCACCCGTCAGAGACAGCCCACACTGTCCCACCGAACTCCAGTACCGCTCAAATGTTGTGCGGTCACGGAGTGGGAACACAGTGTGCGCGTCCTTGGCCTGCGCAATGCCATGCTTGCGGACCATCAACCAACCGGTGGTGGTTTCGACAGGCTGTGTCTGGCAAAACTCCAGCCTTTCGAAGGTATCCACGGCATCCTCCTGCTTCATAGTGAAGCCGAGGCGTCGGAACCAGCCGCGCAGCCCAGCCAATTTCGGCAAATCACGGCGCTCCATGAAAAGAACGCAATCATCACCATTGTTGGCCAACTTTGCAACCAGCCCCACATCACGAAGGTAGGCATACACCATGGCACACATCAACAGGCAGTTGCCTAACCCGGTGTTCATGTCACCGCTCATTCGGCACCCGGAGACTTGGTACTTGATCGCGCCATCTCTAGCACGGCCAAAACCTTTGTTCACGAGCTGCCATTCGAGCAGCCGCCGAAGGTGGGCCCTGTCAGTCCCTCTAAAGAACTGCAGGTAAACTGAATGTTCCCAGCGCAAAGCATCAGCACTGACGTGCTGGTCAAAGCGACTGGCATCCAGCCCAACGGCGACCGGGTCACGAAAACTGTCCCATTTCTGTCGTAGAATGCGGCCGCTAGCTTCCGCATTGTGCCCCTTCATGATGGTGGTTTCCCCCCACACTCCATCAACACGGTGGTACAGCGCGTGCTCAATGCGCTTCAGGTACACACCAACTGACACATTGTACCTCGGGCCACGTGGTTGTATGACTCGAGGCGCTGGGTCGTTCTTAGCTGTGAAATTGATTTTCTCAGCTTTGACAAAGGTGGAGAGATAGGAATCCCGTCGTGTGACGGCCTTGGCCTTCAGCGAATCAGCGGCCTTCTCGTACACAGCACGTCTACGACCCTCGTAACATTCAACGAACTGCTCCGTTGAGAACGGGGTGGTATATGACATACCTTGGACAAGGCACCGCCGAAACGGACCCAATTTCTGCTCCACACGCCCAGCAACTGGAAGGGGAGGCGGCTCAAGCCCCCCAGTGCCCTCTACAAGGAACACACGCTCTACCAGCCCTCTGCGCAGGTTGATCAGGCTATTTTCATGCACGCCAAAATCGACGCACGGCTCCCAGGTGCCAAGCCTGTAAATGCTCCTGGGGTGTCCCTTGGGGACCCAGGCCTGCACGTCCATCCAACCGCGAACAAACTTGGTCTGGCCCAATGGCATACAGCCACGAACCAGCCGCGTGTCACGGCCCGTGCAGAGCTCAAGGCCCCGCTAAGCGGTGGAGGGCACCCAGCGCCGGCTAGTTTCCCAGCCAACACCGGTTGTGAGCCACCTCCACACGCTCCAACGACCACCATAGTCCTCCCATGTCCGCTCATCATCACGCCTACGCTGCCGCACGTCCCACAACGCCATCATCTTTGCCGCACCAATGTCAGCGGCAGTTGGCACGAAAAACCCATTGACACAGTACGGCTTCATCTGTGCAATGTGGCTTGGCCGAACCCCGTGATCCCTCATGGCGTCGCGCACGAAGCGATCAACCACGAGGACATTGGCGGCAGTGTATTTCAGGCGAGGGAACTCGGCTCTGGCAGCCGCAATAACGCGAGCACAGTAGCGGCCTCGTCCAATGACATCACCGGTGGGGGGTACTAGTCCCCACTCACCAGTGTCGCCCGTCGGACTGCTCTGGCCGCTGCCCCCCTGTGCCCCGCCTGGCTGCACAGCCGATGGCGGTCCATCATCCGGCACTGCCTGAGCAGCGCCATCAGCTGAGACTCCGTCATCACCAGTAGCGTTGGCTGCATTTGAGTCACCCACCAAGTCTTGGCCGACAGCTCCATGAACCGGCGGTGCTGTGTCACCATCCGGATCGTCAATGGA